TGTTGCAAGATCCAATCAGATTGGCAATAAATTTATCAGATGTTATGGGAGCTTCATTTGAAGAATCATTTAAAGGAATTGTCAAAGGAACAATGACGGTTGCAGATGCGTTTAGAAGTATGTTGAATCGTATTGCAGATGTTTTCTTAGATACTGCTGCAAGAATGTTAGCTAATCAGTTTCAGCAGGGAATATTGGGTTTGTTAGGAAATATTTTTAATCCTTTTAGCATTACTGGAGGAGCAACAAACACTGCTTTAAGTACAGCACAGCAGGTCGGATTAGATAATGCAATGTATGGAAATACATTTCCTATGGGTTCTTTTGCTAATGGTGGTAGACCTCCTGTTGGCAGACCTTCAATCGTTGGAGAAAGAGGTGCTGAATTATTTGTTCCAGATAGAGCAGGTACTATAATTCCAAATCATCAATTAGGTGGTATGGGTGGTACAAATATAGTTGTAAACGTAGATGCTTCTGGTTCTAATGTAGAAGGCGATGAAGATGAAGGTAGAGCATTAGGTATTGCATTATCAGCAGCTATAGAGACAGAATTAATTAAACAGAAAAGACCTGGAGGTTTACTTGCATAATGGCTACTTTTCCATCAATCACACCAACATACGGACAGCAAAAAAGATCCGCACCAAATACCAGAACAGTTCGTTTTGCTGATGGTTATGAACATAGAATATTATTTGGACTTGCTGCTCATCAAAATCCTAAGATATTTAATCTTACTTTTAATGTATCAGAAACAGATGCAGACACTATAGAGGGATTCCTTGATAGTCGTGCTAATGATAGTGCCAGCTTTACCTTTACTCCACCAGGAGAAGGTTTTACCAAAACAGGAACTTACTCTCAATCAGGTACTACAGTAACAATTACAATTACAAGTCATGGTGTAGCTGTAGGAGATGAACTTACTATTGATTACACAACTGGATCTGCAACTGATGGTACTTTTCTTGTTGCTTCGGTTACTGATTCAAATGTTTTTACTGTTACTGCTGCTGCCAGTGCTACCAATAGCGGTAATGTTTCGATTACTTTATCTGGTGCTGGTCAATATGTTTGCGAGAACTGGAATAAATCTATACCATATAACAATAGAGCAACAATTCAAGCAACATTTAGAGAGGTGTTTGAACCATGAGCAGTTCTGCTATCGTTAGCAATCTTCAGAATATAAATCCATCAGCAATAATTGAACTTTTTAGTTTACAACTTGATAATAATTTGCATGGTGCTACTACTGTTTATAGATTTCATGCAGGTAGTAGTCTTAAAGACAATGGAGAAATAGTTTGGGCTGGTAATAGTTATCAAAGATTTCCTGTAAAAGCTGAAGGTTTTGCTTTTAGAAAAGGACAACTCCCTCGACCTACATTAACTTTAAGCAATGCTCTTGGAACAATTACATCTATTTTATTAACAGTAAATAATACAACTGTTGGTAATGATTTAACAGGTGCAACTGTTACTCGAATAAGAACACTTGCCAGATTTATTGATGCTGTTAATTTTCCTGGAAATATAAATCCTTATGGAACACCAGATGCTACAGCAGAGTTTCCGCAGGAAATATATAAAATAGATAGAAAATCAGCAGAAAACAGAGATGCAGTACAATTTGAACTTGCATCAGTGTTTGATCTTGCAGGTATTCGTGCTGGTAGACAATGTACTAGAACAGAGTTTCCTTCTATTGGTACTGCTATAGGATGAATTGGAAAGAAGCTGCTCTTAATCATGCTGAAACGGAAGATCCAAAAGAATCTTGTGGTCTTTTGTTAAATATCCGAGGAAAAGAAAGATATTATCCTTGTCGAAATATTTCAATGACAAATTATCAATGTTTTATTCTTGATCCAGAAGATTATGTAAAAGCAGATAATTTAGGAGAGATAACAGCTATTGTTCATAGTCATCCAATAACACCTCCAGAAGCTAGTCAGGCAGATAAGGTTGCTTGTGAACAAAGTGGACTTCCGTGGCATATTGTCAATCCAAAGACAAAACAATGGGGATATTATGAACCGCAGGGATATGAAGCACCTTTGCTTGGTCGGCAATGGGTATGGGGTATTACAGATTGTTGGAGTTTGGTAAGAGATTATTACAAACAGGAAAAAGGAATACAGTTGAAAGATTATGAAAGACCGATCACTCCAGAAGAATTTATGAAAGATCCTTTATTTGAAAGTTATGCTTGGCGAACAGGATTTAGAGAACTTAGACCAGATGAAAAATTACAATCTGGAGATGTTTTATTGATGAGTATTTTAGATTCAACTTTAAATCATGTAGCTATTTTTCTTGGAGATGAGGTATTACACCGATAGACTATCTTGTAGAGAGCCATATTCTCCGTGGTTATTAAAATGTACAGGAAAGAGGTATCGCTATGCTTCGTAAAATAAAATTATATGGAGAACTCGCAAAGTTTGTAGGACATAAAGAATTTGAAGTAAAAGCAGATACTTTAGCTAGTGCAATTAGTTTTTTAGTAAATAATTTTGAAGGAATAGATAAATTTATGAATCCTAAATATTATCAAGTAAAAATTGGAAATTATGCAATAGATGAATCAGAGATTGGTCATCCTATAGGAAAAGAAGATATACATTTTGTCCCTGTTATTACTGGTGCTGGTCGAGGCATTGGAAAAGTATTATTAGGTGCTGCTTTGATTGCAGGTGCGTTTATGTTTTCTCCCATGACTCTTGGATCTTTTACAGCAAAAGGTATAGCAGCAGGAGCAACTCCATTTGCTAAAATAGGATTTTTAGCAAAAGCCTCTTTATACGTTGGAACATCTTTAGTAATATCAGGTGTGAGTGATATGTTATTTCCTCTACCTAAATTTGAAGGGTTTGAATCAGAAGAAGATCCTAGATTATCGTTTAATTTTAATGGAATACAAAATACATCAAGGGCTGGTACACCTGTGCCTATAGTATATGGAGAAATATTTACTGGATCGGTTGTAATCAGTGCTTCTGTAGATACTGAACAGGTACAGGCATGACAGATATTAAACGTATTATTAGAGGTGCAAAAGGTGGAAATCCATCGCCTCCGAAACCTACCAGAGAACCTGATACTCTTCACAGTAGACAATATGCAACTTTTTTAGATCTAATATCAGAAGGAGAGATAGAAGGTTTTGCAACAGCATCAAAAGAAGGTAGAACAAAAGGTACAACTGCATATAATAACGCTGCATTAAAAGATGTATTTTTAAATGACACTCCTGTTATCAGAGCTTCAGCAGATTCTACTAATATTCAAGATGTAGATAGAAATTTTCAAAATGTAACTTTTAACCCTAGATTTGGTACTGATAGTCAAACTCCTATACCAAATATAGATAGTAGTGTATCTACAACAAATGTCGGTGTAACGGTAACAAAAGCCACTCCAGTGACTAGACAGATTACCAATACAAATGTTGATAAAGTAAGGATATCTGTTACGTTTCCTCAACTACAGAAAGCAACTGATGATGGAGATTTGCTTGGTAGTGAAGTTACTTTATCTATAGCTGTTCAATATAATTCTGGTGGTTTTACTACTGTAATTACTGACACGATAAAAGGTAGAACTGGAGATGCGTACCAAAGAGATTATGGTATAGAACTTACAGGTGCATTTCCAGTAGATATTAGAGTAAGTAGAGTCACAGATGATGCTACAGATACTAATTTACAAGATACTTTTCAGTGGACAAGTTTTGGCGAAATAATCGAAGAATCTCGTAATTATAACAATAGTGCTTATACTGCTTTGCGTTTAGATTCAATGCAGTTTAGTTCGATTCCTGACAGAAAATTTAGGATCAGAGGAATAAAAGTAAGGATTCCAGGAGCAGGTGCATCTAGTTCTGGTACACCCACTGTTGATAGTAATACTGGTCGTATTGTTTATCCTGATGGCTATATATTTAACGGAGTTATGGGAGCAGCCACATGGTGTTCATGTCCTGCGATGATTTTACTTGATCTTTTAACTACAAGTAGATATGGATTTGGAGATCATATAACAGACAGTTCTCTTGATCTTTTTAGTTTCGTAAATGCTAGTAAATTTGCTAATACACTTGTCGATGATGGTGCTGGAGGACAAGAAGCTAGATTTAGTTGCAATGTAAATATTCAAAGTCCTAAAGAAGCATTTGATTTAATAAATGAATTGGCAGGTGTTATGAGATGTATGCCGATATGGTCTGCTGGTTCAATAACAATTACACAAGATAAACCTAGAGATCCAAGTTATTTATTTAGTCTCTCAAATGTAACTGAAGAGGGTTTTTCATATTCTGGCAGCAGCTTAAAAACAAGACATAGTGTTGTATCTGTCTCGTACTTCAATATGGATAGTCAAGAAATTGATTTTGAAGTGCATGAAGATACAGATTTAATAGCAAAAATAGGCACAGTTATTAAAAAGGTAAAAGCGTTTGGCTGTACAAGTCGTAATCAGGCAAGAAGATTGGCAAAAGCTATTGTTTTCGCTGAAAATAATGAATCTGAAATTGTTACTTTTGCAACATCTATTGATGCTGGTGCGGTTGTAAGACCTGGTGCAATTATTGAAATTCAAGATCCAGTAAGAGCAGGAGTAAGAAGAGGAGGTAGATTGAAGAGTGCTGCTTCTACAACTGTTGTTACTATTGATGATACTGCTGCAACTGATCTTGCTGTAGATACAAATGGTAATCCAACTGGAAATGCAAAAATATCTATCATTATGCCTGATGGAACGATGGAAGTAGGAGATATATCTGCTGTATCAGGAGCAAATATTACTGTAGATAGTGTTGTAAAAAACAATACAGATGGAACGCAAACTACTCAATCTACTTTTAGTTCTGTTCCAAATGCAAATACATCCTTTCTTATTTCTAATACCACTACTCAATCTCAATTATTTAGGGTAATAACAGTAGAAGAAAATGATGGAATAAATTATGCAATTACAGCTTTATCTTATGTTGAAGGTAAATATGCGTTTATTGAAGATGGCGAAGCATTACCAGCAAGAGTTGTCTCTAAATTAAATGAACCAGTAGAGCCTCCATCTGGTTTAAGTGCTGTTGAAAGAATATTTCCTATTAATAATCAGGCTGTATCGAAAATTATTATCAGTTGGCAGCCGATAGTTGGTGTTACTGAATATCAAGTTAACTATAGATTTGGTAATGATAACTTTATTAGTGAAAAAGTAGCAAGACCTGATTTTGAGATAGTAAATAGTAGAAAAGGAACCTACACGATTCAAGTATTTGCTTATAATGTTCAAAATGTCATATCAGCTAGTTCAAGTAATATTACATTTGAAGCTGTTGGTAAAACAGCATTACCACAGGATGTTACAGGATTATTAGTCGAACCAGTATCAGATCAGTTTATAAGATTACGTTTTGATAAAGCTACAGATATTGATGTTACACATGGTGGAAACGTAGTTGTTCGGCATAGTAATCTTACAGATGGAACGGGAACATTTACTAATTCTGTTGATATTATTCCTGCCTTACCAGGAAACGTATCTGAAACATTAGTACCAGCAGTTGATGGGGAGTATATTCTTAAATTCAGAGATGATGGTGGCAGACTAAGTTCTGGAGAAACTTCAGTTGTAGTAACAACTCCTGATCCTGTACCTAAATTACTTGTATTAGCAGATAGAGAAGATACAGATTCTCCTCCTTTTGCTGGAAATAAAGTTGATTGTTTTTTCAGTGATGATGTTAATGGCCTTGTTCTTGGCTCTCTAGTAACACTAGATGATGAAGCCGATTTTGATGCTATTGCTGACTTTGATTTTATTGGTGCTGTAGATATTACTGGTGGTCATTATGATTTTGCTTCAAAACTGGATTTAGGAGGAAAACAACCACTCAGATTAAAACGTCATTTTGTTACACAGGGTTTTTATCCAAATGATCTGATTGATAAAAGATCAGGAAATATTGATACATGGACAGATTTTGATGGTGCTACTGCATTTGATGTTAATGCAAAACTATTGGTGGCAACTACTGACAGCGATCCAGCTACCTCTGATTCGGCAACCTATACACAATCTGGAACGACAATAACAGTAACCAAATCTGGTCATGGATTTAGTATTGGCACTTTTGTCGATATTGATTTTACAAGTGGTGGTGCAACTGACGGATATTTTGAGGTTCAATCTGTACCAAGTAGCAGTACTTTTACTGTTACAGCATCATCTAGTGCAACAATATCAAGTAGTAACTGTAATATCGGAGCAGGATTTACCAAATTCAACACACTTGCAAATGGAACATTTATTGGTCGTGGATTTAGGTTTAGATGTCAAATGGATACAGATGACCCTGCACAATCTATTGAAATAGATCAATTAGGTTATACAGCAGAGCTTGATAGCAGAACTGAAACTGTAAACACAGCTATTGCATCTGGTACGTCTAGTAAAGCAGTCACGTTCCAGCATCCTTTCTTTACAGGAACTTCTGAACTTGGTGGATCTACTTCTGCTTATCTACCTAATATTGGAATTACGATAGAAAATGCACAATCAGGAGATTTCTTTGCCTTGTCCAGCATTTCTGGGAGTGGGTTTACTATTGATATAAAGAATGGATCTAGTTTTGTTAATAGAAATTTCAAATATGCTGCAACGGGATTTGGGCGTGGTAGTTAGTATTGAATTAAGATATACTTAGATAAAAATTGGATTAGGTAATGGCTACTCACGATTATGTTATAGACAACTCCACGGGAGCTAATGTCAGGGCTGATATTAATAATGTATTACAAGCGATATTAACAAATAACAGTAGTTCTTCTGCTCCTAGTACCACAGCAGCCTATATGTTTTGGGCTGACACTACAAGCGGAACATTAAAGATAAGAAACTCTAGTGACAATGCATGGGTAGAACTTTTACAGCTTGATGGTACGTTAACTCTTGAAGATGGCTCTGCGAGTACTCCTGGATTAGCTTTTAGAGATGATCTAAACACAGGTATTTTTAGTTCTGCTGCTGATACTTTTAATGTGGCAACTGCTGGTGTTGAAAGATTAGAGCTTGGAACAGAAACAATATTTAATGAAGATGGTGCAGATGTAGATTTTAGAATTGAAAGTGATGCTAATCCAAATATGTTTAAGTTAGATGCTGGTAATTCGAGAGTTGGAATTGGACTTAGTACTCCTACATCAATTTTACACATAAAGCCTAATGTTGCTGGTGGCGATTGTCAGGTTCATATTGAGGCAGAATCAGGAAATGATGCAGTTTTACTTCTTGATAGTTCAACTGGAGGTGGAGCTAATGCAGATGTTAGGTTTGCAGCAGATGGAACAACAAAAGGAAGAATTAGTTTTTTTAATGCTAGTTCGGCAGGGGATATGGCTTTTGCTGTTGGTTCAAACGCTGAGGCAATGCGTATAGATTCGTCTGGAAGGGTGCTTATAGGAACTACCAGTTCAAGAAATGTTGGTGGTAGTACAACAAATTCAATATTTCAAATAGAAGGAGCTTCTCAAAACGCATCTTCAATATCGCTTACTTCTCATAAAAATGATGCTACAGGAGCATTTGTATTTTTTGGAAAAACCAGAGGAGGTTCTAGTGGTTCAGCAACAATAGTTCAAGATGGCGATACGTTGGGAGGACTATCTTTTATTGGTGCTGATAGTGTAGATACAAATAATAGATCAGCAGAAATAACCGCAAAAGTAAACGGAACTCCAGCAAATAATACTATACCTACTGATCTTGTTTTTAGTACATCAACTGCAAACGCTAATCAACTAGCAGAAGCTATGCGTATTACAAGTGATGGTACAGTTCAAATTGCTGCTGGTGGTGCAATAGCTGGTTTTGCAAGTTCTCATATTACAGGTAGTGTCGCACCTTTAAAAATTTATAAAAGCAGCAGTACATCACACGCTGTATTGCAACTTATTTGGGATCATTTCAATACTTCAACCTCAATAAATCAGAAAATACAATTTACAATCGGTGATGATGCAAGTTCTGATGGTTTTAATAATGCTGGTTTTATAGGTATTGAAAAAATAGATTCATGGCAAAGTGGTGCGGGTAGAAGTTCGGCTTTAATATTTGGTACAACTGCTTCTGCAACCGAAGCGGAGGGCTTTCGGTTAGATAATAATGGGAGGGTACTTATAGGTCGAACATCTACAGCATCTTCAGATACAGCTTTTAAACTTCAAGTTTTTGCTCCTAGTGATGGGGCAATGGGTATTGGCAGCACAAATACGAGTTCTTCTGGTACTGCTACGTTTAACTTCATGCCATCAAACTCTGTAACAGGAGCGCAGATTATATGTCAAGCAGAAGAAGATTTTTCTACAAGTGCCAATAGAACTGCAAGACTAGAATTTAAAACTAGGCTTAATGGAACTTTAGCAACAAAATTGTTTATTCATTCAAATGGAGATATTAATGCCCAAGGAGTTTATGACAGTACAACTAGTAGTGGTGCAAATGTTAATGTTCATACTGATGGACACTTGAGAAGAAGCACATCATCTAGGAAATATAAAAATACAATTACAGATGCAACACATGGATTAACTGAACTTTTAAAACTTAAGTCAGTTACTTTTAAAGGAAATGATGATGGTGATACTGTGTTTGGTGGTCTAATAGCAGAGGATGTACATGATGCAGGGTTAACAGAGTTTGTTCATTATGACAAAGACAATGAACCAGATGCACTTGCTTATGGAAACATGGTCGCATTATGTGTAAAGGCAATTCAAGAATTAACAGCTAGAGTTGCAACGCTTGAGGCAGCCTAGTATTATTGGATAACTTAAAGAATATTTTTATGGCAACACCACAAGAACTCTATGACGAAACAAAAACTCGTCTTGATCTAAATATTGCAAAAGCACAAATGCTTGAAAGAGAAATACAGGAAAAAGTTGCGGAAAAAAATAAACTTATGCAACCAATAATCGAAGATCAAGGTGCTTTAAAACAACTTGAAAAACTTAATGATGTTGTTCAACCTGTAGAATCAAAGTAAAATAAAACTAAACACTTATTATCATGGCTGTTACTTGGGATATTGCTGCTTTAGATGCAACAAAAACTGTAGGTTCTTTATCTGATGTAGTGATCTCTATTCATTGGACTGCAAGTGATTCTGAAACTGTAGGCAGTGGCGATTCTGCTGTAGTTCATACTGGATACAGATATGGTTCTATAGGACTTGCTGAAGCTGATTCTGGATCGTTCACTGCTTATGCAGATATTACAAAAGATAATGCTATTGCATGGGCTAAAGCTGCACTAGGTTCTGATGAAGTAACAGCTATTGAAACAAGCATTGCTACACAGATAACAGAATCAAAGACACCAACTAAGACTTCTGGTGTACCCTGGTCGACAGAATAGAAAGTCCTACATAAAGTGGTGCTAATGCACAGATTCCACAGAAAGTTATAATTGTGACAGGTACTAATGCTTTAGAAAAGGCTTCTTTCATGTTTCAAAAAATCGCTAATGTTTTGAGTATTGTCTCATTTGTAATGGTAACTTCTGTTATTGGAGGAGGGTACTTTGGTTACAAGTATGTAACTTCAGAACAGTTTCAGACAAAGATGATGAATAAAGTTCTTAGTGGTGTTCAAGGAATGATGCCTAAAGTATTAGATAACGCTTTACCAAGTCAAACAGGCGAATCTATTCCTTTTCTTAAAAAATGAACTGTTGGCACTGTAAAACTGAACTGATCTGGGGTGGAGATCACAGTATGGATGAAGAGGATTATCCTTGCTCATCTGCTGAATACAGTATGGTGACTAATCTCTCCTGTCCTAAATGTTACTCTCATGTAGAAGTGTATCTTCCTAGAAATGCCTACGATTGAAATACCTGATATTAGTATTCCAGATATATACATTCCAGACGTTCCAGAAATATATAGCCCTCATTATTTAACTATTACAAAGCCACCTGATATTGATGTTCCTGGTTGTACTTATCAGCATCGTGATATAAAAAATACAGGTAATCGTAATTTGTTATTAGAGGATTCTAATGGAGTATATACAACGTGCGATGTACCATTTCCTAGTTTCATTCCTCTTGACTATACACCTGAGAATTTGGTCATTACAGAAGAAGTTCCTGTT